GCGGGAATCTGAAACTTGAGGGAGATAGAATTCACGTCCGAATTCAGCGTCGTGACGATATAGTCATGGTTCTTTTCGAGTTTGTCGTTCTTGGGCTGGTTTTCATGAAGCCGCTCGAAGCCGGGTATCGTTGTCTGGTCGCCGTTGCCGAGCCGCACGAACCCCACACAATCACGAAGGTTGTTGATGGGGTTGCCATCGACCTTGATCAGATCCTCGAATTCGGAAACTGGAATGTTGTCACGGTCCGAGGTTATGCCAGCGACTGATTTAATCGGCCCGTGGCAGAGTCCAATGAGCACATTCAAATAAGAGGTCTTGCCCTGATTCGAGATATACCAGTTGAGATAATTCCCGCCGACGGGGTTGGTGCCATAGACAACAGGAATCGGCGTATCCACGTCAGCGGTTGATTGAATTCCGTTCCATCCGTACGTGGGAGAATCGCTCGAATTGCCATAAGTGGGCTTTTGCGAAGACTTGCCCATCAAAGATTGAAGAGCATAGGAAGCGGCCATGCTGATAGCCGCACTGATTACGACCTTGAGCGCGAACATGCCGATAACGGCCCAGGTCGCGGGATCCCCAATCAAAGGAGTCACCACGACCGTCGCTTCGTCCTTGGGAACGAAAGTTTCCCACTCTTCGGGCTGAAGCATCCCCCGGCCGTTGACCATGGCTGAGAATTTATCAGGCGTGTAAGCCCACTCGGAAAGAATCTTGCCCAGGGGTTCGCGCTTAAAAGCCGCCTGGCGCGTGATGCGGCCGTCTTTTTTGAAAGCGTTTGGGATGTAAAGGATTTTGATCATAACGTGAGACCCTTGGCTAACCCCTTATGCGGGTAAACCTTTCATCCGATAGAACGAGTCAATGCGCCGGCAATGCGGAGGACCGGCGAGACGCTCGACGCGAACGCCTTCTTTCGTCATATGCAGAAACCGGCCGAACGAGAGAATGACCCCGATGTGGTTCGCCACTTCCGGGTGATCTGGATCGGTACACATAAATACAATGTCACCCTGAATGATATTTTCTTTCGTTATCTGATCGGCGAACTTGTAATAGTGCAACGCGAGAAGATTTTTCCCCTCAGAAACCCATTTCCCCGAATAATCGAAGTCCGGAAGGTCCAGCCCCAACTTCTCCATGACATAGAGGAAAAGCCCGAAGCAGTCCCATCCTTGGACCATGGATCGGCCATGCTCCAAAAAGGAAATCCGCATCGAAATGAGCGATGTGGCGAGGGCATTGAGATCTGAGCGGTTTAGTTTGGACATTAGACGCGTATTACCCGCTGAATGGGAATGGAGGGCTGGCCGCCAAAGCGTTCCTGGTTGTTATGGCGTTTGCAGTCGCGCAATGAGTGATCGCAGGAATCGAGGTTGGTGCGGGAGAAACTCCAGGGCCTCCCGCGATAGGCAACGATCTTGCCTATCGTGATATTTGTTCCCTCGTTCTTGGTTTCCAGTACTGCGTACACTTTTCTAATGGAACTGACATCGAAAACATCGGTTACCTCTGCGTCAGCACAATTAAAACGCAATGTTGTTAATACATTGGGGGTGATTTGTGCGGGATTTATAGAGAATTTCCAAGCGTTGTGCCAATAGTATTCGGTATTCGGAGAACTGCTGACGATGAATATGTTGTTATAATAGTGCCCGGCCTTCAACTCTCCATCGACCGTAATGTCTACTTCGATATAATCCCCCTCACCGGCTTCGTTGCTCAAACCCGCGCAATTCACCGGTAGAAACACGCGAGGCATAAAAGCCAAATACTCGTGGGCTTCGGCGCTTCCGTAGTCAGTTGTACCCTTTGACGTACTCTGCGAATTGATAATTGAAGTGTCGTAAGTAAACCCGCTGTCAGGTGTCAGAACCCCATTGACATACTTCCAGCAGCCATCCCCCTTGTACTGAAACCGGCAGAAATCGCGCGAGTAACGGCAAGAGGGAACTTCGAGCCCGATGATGTCCGCGCGGCTTGAGAGCGTGAAGGAAATGGCCTCTTCGTTCGAGACTGCTTTGTCGATGTACCAGATCGATTCGAGATAGGCGCTGGTGTCGTTCAGGAGGTTTGCAAAGACCTGCCAGATCACAACCTTGCAGCCCTTGAATCGGTTGCTGTCCTGAAAGTCGTATTCGAAGGCGCGGTCCAAATTCGGAATGTCAACCGTGGGCTTCTCGACTTTCCCCTCGCCATTTTCCCCCAGGCCGTTGTGACGAATCCCCCCGGTTGCCCGGAAGGTAATGCCCTTAAAAACGATTTCCGTGGGATACATGGCGACCGCGTAATCAGCCGCCACGTTGTCAGACTTCCACAGTTGAAAGAGCCAGATCGGCGCGTTCGTCTGTTTATTCTTTTCGGCGATGAAGGCGGAGGAAGGGTTGGTCATTTGGAAACTCTTTTACGCTGTGACTCTTTTCAGTCCAAACTCAACAACGCGCTCACCACGCCCGCCCTTGTTGCCCGAGCCGGTCATGCCGCCGTCGAAGCGCACGGTGTACTCGACGCCATCGAGGGGAGAGGTGAAGGTGAAACTGGAGAGCGAACCGTACTTTCTGATGAAGAAATCACGATAAGCCTTGTAGGCGGCTGCGCTGTTCATTTCGGGGCTGGAGCATTGAAACCCGACCAACTGCTGATTGTGCATGAGGCGGCGCTGCTCAGAGCCGTCCGCAAAATTGGAAATCCCGACCGAATAGTCGAGAACCTCAGTGACAGAGCCGATGGGAAGCGTGAAGTCAGACATAGCAAACTACCTCCCCGAAGCAACGCGAATGGTCTTGCGTGTCGGGCCACCGCTGTGAATGTCGGAGTTGACGACGTTGAGGATGTGGTTGGACCCGCTCTTCGAACGCGCGAGCGAGCGAACCGTTTCCTCCGGGTCAATCGTGTTGTAAATGTGAATGACCGTCTCACCACGGGAGGAAGCACTGGAGCGCCCACCGGCTAAACGAGGCGCAATTGCCGGTCCGGTGTAAGCCGTCGCGCCGCCGGAATAGGTCGCCGAAGTAGCGGCCGCGCCGCCGCCCCCGCCGAACATTCCGGCAAACAGGCTCCCAAATCCGACGCCCCCGCCTCCCGCGCCCCCGAAGGCGGCAACCATCGCCTGTTTGACCATCATTTCATTCATGGCCTGGAGGAAGTCCGTAAGGACCGAGCGAAGAACATTCTTCCACGCGTCTTTCCACTTAACCGCGCCGGTTTCCATCTGTGTGAGAGCCGTGGCCATGTTGGATTGAAACGATTGAGCTGCAGCGACGCCGACTGAGGACCAATCCTTCGTGTCCTCGGTAAGTTGCTGCATGTAGCGGCCCCAGGCGCTTTGAGTCTGCGCCGCCTTCTTTTCTTCTTCATGAATGCGGGTCAGAACGTCGAGATATTGCTGTTGGGTGATAACGCCCTGGCCAAGCGCCTTATCGAGCGTGGCCACAGTCTGGGCGCGTTTCTCTTCCTCAGTCTGAACCGAGGCGATAATGCTCTGCGCTTGGCTTTCGAGTTGGTTGCGCTCGGCAATTTTATTATTCAGGTCTTCAATTTGTCTGATTTGAGCCGTAGCGCTCTCGACATCCCAGGGCGTGGCCATGGCCCCGAGATTCTTCGAAGCCTCAGCCTGTGCGCGCATCTGATCGGCCACGTCCTTATGGCCCGATGCTTCCTGTTTGAGAATCGCTATTTGCTGGTCGAGTCCAGCCGTATAGAGCGCCTTCTGAGCTTCGCCCTCGGCGATAGCCTTATTGAGCGCTTCCTGCGCCTTCTTGGCGTCATCGAGGGCTTTGCGCTGGGCGTTGATTTGCTCGGGATCGACAAGGCCACGAACGCCTGCGCCACCGCCGCTCTTCTTCCCGTTCTTCTCTGCGGCTTCGATTTCGGCGTGTAATTTTTTCCAGTTCTCTTCGAAATCGATAATCGCTTTCTTGGTGTTATTGATGTCCTTCTCTTGCGAATCCCAAGCGCCACTGGTTTTAAGATCGTCTTCATGCTGCTTTACATCCTGAATAGCCCTGTCGATGGCTTTTACCCGTTCCGTGGCCTGATCGGAAGTTTGAGGGGTCCCTGTCCATGTCTGCCCGAAACTCGGAGGCATACCACCTTGAAAGGTGTTCGGGTTCGACATTGCGGCAGCCTGCAATTTTGCCGCCGACGCTGCTTTATCGATGAATTTCTCAGCCACAAGAGCCGTTTCTTGGAAGGCCAGTTTCAGAATGTTATAACTTTGGGCAGCGACCAACGCGCCCTCGCTGAGAAGTTGGAGCGATTTGACGGTTAATCCCGTAATGGTTCCCGCGAACTCCTTGAACGTCGGGCTTTCCATCGTGGCAATAAGCCCCTCGAGAGAAACCCGAGTTCCTTCAACGCTTCCACCGCTGCCTTCTTCCAGGTTGTTGAAAGCGTTTTTGAGCGCCGCGAGAGCGCCGCCCAATGTGTCTCGCGCCGCCTGAGCCGAGCCGCCGAATTCGGTTTGGAGTTCCTTGAGGATGATCTTTTGCGCGCCGGCGATGTTGCCCACGTCGACCATGTTCTTGATTAATTGCTGTTGGGACTCGCTCAGCATAACACCCGCACGGCGAAGAGCGTTGGCGCCTTGAATAGGATCCTGAAGAGCTTTCCCCACTTGCATGGCTGTGGATTTAAGATCTCCCCCCATTCTGGTCGACATGTCCATGATGGCCTTTGTCGCCTCGGGAAAAGTCTCATGCCCAATTTTGGTGAAGGTCAGGAGGATAGCCTGAGCGCCCTGGATAGCATCGTCCGCATAGGTCGAGACCTTCTGAAGTTCGCCCGACATGTCCGCGAGTTCATCGGCCGTATAGCCAACAACCCCGCGCGTGGATTTAAGCCCCGCCTCTAACTGAGCGAACGCCGATTCAGCCTCAGCCGTGGCCTTGACGATCTCTCCAATGCTGAGACCCAGCCCGACACCCGCAAGCGCACCGGTGAAGATATTTGCGGCTCGCTGCATGGACTGAAACGAGTTGACCACCTCGCGCTCAGCCGAAGTCAGGCCCGAGGTTTTCGCGCCGATGGTAACGAAGAGTTCGCCGAGGTTAAGAGACATTTACTTATGGCCTTTCGGCCCCTGGCCTGATCTCGGATAGGTAGACTATCCATTCATCAAACTCAGAGGCCGACATTTCGTTTTCGATTTCCGCTACTGTGCGACCCAAGGTTTCTGCGACTACGAAGAGATTTTGACGCCCGGGGTCGCTTCGGAGTTTTTTGCAGCGGTCTCCGAGATGTTGTTAAGTCGGTTGACAGCCGCGACCAGATCATCGAACCAACCGCCGCAGGGCTGAGCGATAAGGCCTTCCATGTCGGCCTCCTCGAATACGCGGTTGCCCGCCTCGTCAAAACACATGTCGATGATCGATTGGGCTAAATATTTCGAGCCGTCTTTCTCGTCGCCGATTCCGTAGCGCTGAAGACGCCGCGCTCTTTCTCCGACTGTTGAGGCGCGAACGATAACATCCTGACCGTACACCTTGACCGTCTCGCTTTTAAAGTTCTTGGCCGCCCCGAGGGTAGCCGTGCGGATTGCGTCTTTAAGAGACATGAGAAAACCTTTCTGAAATCTGTAAACTGTAAACCAATGTGTAAACTGTAAACCGAGAGTTTACAGTTATCGCCCGAGGCTGAACCCGGCAAGCGCGTTGCCCGAAAGCGCGAACGAAATGCTCTCGCTCTCCAAGTCCTGAACGCCGCCGCTCTCATCGTCCTTGACGGCCACAAACCAGCCGCGCCGGATGATCGTGCCGCCCCCCTGGCGGATCTCCACAACGATCGGCGTGGCCGCGTCGAGCACGTCAGCCAGGTCGCCCGAGAGATCGTCAAACCGCCCGACTTCGAGCGCGACGTTCTTCGGCCCGGGAAGATAGGTCTTCGCCGGATCCGTGTTGGTGTCATCAAGGGAGGTCGATTCGTTGACCTTCGCACTGAGGGTGAGGCTGTAGGATTTGGCGTTGGCGATCGCGCTCATCGGCATGTACTTGCCCGACATGGTAATCGGCGCTGTCTGCGCTTCGGTGAAGGTCACTTTGCCGGTGAGGTAATCGAAAGAGCCGACCTTGCTGGCATTGACCGCGACGTTGTTGGCTTTGAACGAAATGGACGTTCCGGTATCAACGACGCGCTTGGTTGCGTCCGTGATCTGAAAGACCGTGGTAGATTCGGCAACGGCCCCCAGAGCCTCATCGCTCATCGCCGTCGGGGTTCCACTCTTCTTGATCGTGACGAGATAGGCCTGGTGCTTGGCGTTGTTCGTCGCCGTTCCGGCCAGATTCTGAGCCGAACGCGCCCCGGTTCCGGTCATGGCCAGATCAAACGTCTCAAGCCCGCCGATGTCGCCTTTGTAGGCAAGTGAGGTGAGGATAACCGTGCCGCCCTCGCCCGCCGAGCCGTCAGGGAGATACTTCACATTTTCAATAGCCGTTCCGGCCAGCCATGCGGCCTCCAGTGCGGCAAGCGCGGCATTCGTGGCCGAGAAGAAGCCGTTTGCGCTGATGCCCCAGTCTTTCAGACCCGGAAGGGACGATTCAAAGCCGAGCCCCATCTGCGAGAAATCGGTGGAGTCGATCTGCGCGCGCGAGCGATTGAGCGTTGCGGTATTGAGGGGAAGCGAAGCGGTCCCGATTTCAACCTTTTTGAGGTATGCCTGATTCTTTGCCATGGTCGTATCTCCTTGTATGATTTTTGCTAGTTTTTATATTCGATTGGTTCCCGCAGATGGTTCGCGGGTAACCTGAAAATTCAATGTGAAAGAGGGGCGGTTCGCCTCATCGTAGCCCATGAAATTAATTTCGCCGCGCATGGTTATTCCAACGTATCGAGTCGTGCCTACCGTCGTTTCAGGCAAGCCCAGAAGCGCGTCCTTGACCGCCTGAGCCTTTGTCATCGCGCCCTCGTAGTCGTTGATAAGGCCGCGCACGCGGACCTGAATGGCGGGGAAGTCCGTGAGGTCCGAGGGGAGCGGATCCTGCCCGCCCGCGTCGTAAACGGTCACGCACGTATCGGGAGCAACCGGTTCGCGCCCGACGAAAAGAGAAGTTCCGAAAACGCCGATGCCCGCCCCGACAAGAATGTCCTTGATGTCAACCGCCGGAGAGTTGACCGTATTACTTGGTATTACCTGAGAAATTGCGATGTTCCCCGTGCGCTCCTCGATCGTGCCGTCGCCAAGCCGAACGCTGTAGGTCCCCGTCCCCTCGATGTTGACCGAGACGACGTTCGCAACGGGAAGGCCGGTATCGGTGTCAGTCAATACCAGCCTGCGGCCAAGGAGAACTGTGTCGGGGGTGAGGGTGATCATTTTCTATGCCTGAATTCTTGACGAAAGTTCACGATGAAAAGCTTTGCATCGTTCGTTGATTCCAGCGATTTCCTCGCCCTGGAACCGCATGAGATCGTCGCCTTTGTCGAGCCGCACATCTTGCTTGTCAATGCGCTCTACGATTCCCTTAACAACTGTGGTTTCCAGAGATTTGAGACGCTGATAGAGAATTCCAGCCGAGAAACACCAGCCCGCCACGTTCAAGATGATTGTGAGGATGATTGCAATCCAGGCTGGCTCGCTCATGGTTTTCTCGCCCCTTATGGCACCTTCGCCTCTTGTCGAATTGTCTCAAGCACCTCTGACGACTTTGCATCAACCGCGCGCTCTAAAAACTTCGCTTCGCCTTTTTCATGATGGGCTTCAAGATTCTCGTGGACAAATGGGGCATAAGAAGCGCCGTAGGCAACTGCGGCCGTTGGTTCCTGCTCTACGTTGTCCCAGGTTACTGTCTGGCTGCCCCTCAAAATTCCTTTGTCAATCGGAGTCCTGATCTTCGCATCTCTTCCAACAATCATGGCCGCTTTGATGACGCCCTTCATCGTGCGGCCCTGAATCTCTCGAATGGCCTTGGCAAGATTCGCCTGGACGTTTGCCAAACCTTCGAATCCGCTCAATTTAGGTTTTCCTTAGCGCATTCTGTGCACGTAGAGATCGACCCGGAAGGATTTGCCGTTGCCGACGTTCGTGCCCACAATGCGCGGTCTGTCGGCTAAAGGAGTTCGCAAGCCGGTCGCGGTTGTGGTCCCGTCGTTGAGCAGCGGCACAAATTTCTTGATCGATGTGCTTGTCAGGTTGTCGCCCGCCTGGTTGAGAATGTCATCGTTGCCAGTCGAGTCGGAATACATGGCCACATCAAAACCCTCAGAAGGTTGCGCCGTACTCGTCCCGGGTATAATCACTACTTTAGCGAGTTCACCCTCGATGTAAGGCAGCGTTCCCGAAATGCCGGTTGTCGTGGCGTTACAGGTTACCTTGTAGAGAAGCATGTTCGAGTTCTGATAGGTCTGGGTGTAGGTAGCCGTGCCGGAGGTCACGCTCGAAAGCGAGGCGGCGGCGGTTGCGCTCTCGGCCATGACGGCCGGAGCCCAGGCAAGGACAAGAACCATGATGCAGATGAGGCTCAGGGTTAAAATCAGGTTGCGGATTTTCATAGTAACGCTCTCCTTAAAAATTTGTTTGCTTTGATATTCGGGATCTTCTCAAGACCCCTGATTTCCCGCGCTCCAGGAGCCGGGCTTGTTGCCGTTGATGTGCCTAAAAACAGATACCCTCCAAGTTGGAGATCCTGCCCGACGAGAACCTGAGAAGTTGACTGCGCCTCTTTTCCGTTTGCATCGATGAAGAGCGCCGTCTTGTCTTCCCACCTGACCTTGAGCGCTACCGGAGCGGGATAGGTGCCCCCTCCAAAACCGTTGTCTGCTGGCGGCCCCCAGTAGGTCGCGTCTTGTTTGAGAAGACGCGGCATGAGCACGTCCGACATTAGAAAGCCCCCACGATGGCCACGCCAGGTGCGCCAGCCTCAGAAGCCTTGAGCGTGCCCGTCGTGTCGAGTTTGAGAGCATTCGCCCAGTAGCGTGATTCAGCAAAGCGCCCCTCGTTCGTGGTCGAAGTTCCGGAAGCCCCTTCGCTCTGCGTGCGGGGATCCAGCGAGGTAGCAATGAAATGCGCGGCGAGGTTCATCTCGATCAGTTTGAGGATGGCCGCCGAGATGGTTGCATCTTTGGCCGCCACGCGATCGGTGAGCGCCGTAGCCATGGCGATCTGATTGACGACTGCCGCATCGAGCAGGTCGGTCTCAATCAAGGTCTTGACTTCGGTTGCCGTGACTCGCGCTGCCATGATTCGCCTCTTTGTCTGCGTCTATGCTGCCTTTTGCTCTACCTTTTGTGAAAACCGCCGCATGTCTCTTAAACAGCGGCGGTGGATAACCTCGATTGTGAAAACCGCCTATTCTTTTTCGGGGGCCTCTTCGGTCGCTTGCTCTTTGGGTTCCGGCTGCGGGTCAAGAATTTCAAACCGCCCCGGATTGGCGTTTCTCAACTCGATCTCCGAGAGTTCGAGCGTGTCGTCCGGTTTGTAGAATTGGCCGCCCTTGCGGTATGTGCCGCGCATTAATCGAACGTGCATGGGAATTCTCCCTTGTGAATCTTTGTGAAAAGATTTGCTATTCCTGCGCCGAAAGATCGTCCTTGCGCTTGGCCGCTGCGGCCAAAACCGTGGCGCGTTCCTCGCCCTCGATGAAAGCGGCGATCTCTTCGACCGTGGCCATGCCGTTGATTAGGTCAATAGCCTCGGTTGCCTTCCACGACTGGGAAAGAACTTCGCCCCCGTCGTCTCCGGTTTTTTCGACAGCCGGAACAGAAGGAGCCGAGACAACCGGAGCAACTACGACAGCCGGAGCAAAACGGCCCGGGTGCTTTGCGGCCAGATGAGCCACGCAATCCTCGGGAAGGTCGATCTCTTCACCCTTGGAGTAGATCCGGCCGTTGTGAAAATGCTTGCCTTGAAGAAGTCTGATTTTCATGTTGATTATCGATTCGTGGGAGTTGAAGGAACTTCGAAGGCCTGGGACCAGGCGGGGGCTTCTTGATCAGA